CCAGAGTCACCATTGCATGGTAGAAAGGTCAGTGAGTGAAGAATAAAAAAGAGGGATCAACCCTCTACGAGTTCGTGTAACATTTCGGTGAGTTCTTGATGATCCAGAGTGTCATCATCCCACCAAACACCGTCAGGAGTTTTATCACCAAACAATGAGTTTAGAGTGTGACGAAACACATCATAGGAAAGTGAATCATAACCCATCTCAATACGGTCACGAACCCAATCACGAGCCACACAATAGATGTCGAACTCGTTGTTAATGTAGAGTGCCACATTCCAGGTCTCGTAGTTAGTCCAACCGTTGTAAGTTTGTGTGTTGTTCATAAGAGTGTTGTGGTTACACTATAGGGGAGCTTTGGAGGTTACTAACTTTATTAGGAGAACACATAGCCACTCTCAAAGTCACAAACATTGTAAACTTTGGATTGACCTGCTTGTCCAACAAATTTACGAACAAACCACTTAAAGTTCTGTTGAAAGACACCTTCACCTGCGATACAGAACTCATCACAAAGGGCGTTCAATCGTGATTTAGTGGTAACACTTTGCCAACCACCATCGTAGATGGTCATGTCGTTATCTGTCACGGTAGCGATTAGATTTCCGTGAAGATAGACGGAGGAAGTGTTAGTCTCTTGGTCAAATGTCACCATGGTGTTACCATTGGACCAATTCAGGTTTTGCTGAATTGCGAGACACATTTGGGATTCGATCTTTCTCATGTTGTTTGTTTGGTGGTTACACTATAGGGGAGTTTTGGAGGTTACTAACTTTATTCCTCAAGAGATTCGAGGAGTAATTTATAACAACGGTCTGCCTCTTGTTCTACATCATCATCCAAACAATCCCATTCAACATAATCATAAGCCGCACGATTTGTCTCCATGTCACCATTAGCAAATAATGGGTGATACATTAACACAGTCTGAGGATTTCCATCTAGTGTGTAAGTACAACCGTTTTTAGTTGATCGAATGAAAGTCATGATGAGTTAGTATAAAAAAAGAGGGGTGAATCACCCGCCGTACATTTCAGCCAAAGGAGTGTCGGGATTGTCACACATGTGGCGAAGTGCCTGTTCATTGTGACACTTACCGTTCATCCGTAGAAGTTCACTCTTGACTGCCACAAGTTGTTTGTCAGAGAGTTCCCAAATCTGTTTGGATTGGAGAAGTTCAAGGATTTCTGTTTTCATCATATCGAATCAAGTGGTTACACTATAGGGGAACTTTGGAGGTTACTAACTTTATTAGAACCCCTTTTTCTGGGTCTTGTCAACAATCTCAACGTGTGATAACATACCCAACTGCGACCTTTCAAACCAGAAAGATTGAGCAGAACCGTAGTCAGGAAAGTTATACTCTTTACCGTCTTTTGCCACCACAATGTAACTGTGACGGGAGTACGGTTTGTTATTCGTTTGTGTGTAATGTTTGGTCATTGGTGTGCTTGACAATGTGGAGAGTTTGTGTTATAATGTGGTCAGAATTGTGCCTTCAAATGAAAGAGCATCCCACCCACAATGGTTACTTAGTGACACGCGATGGTCGCGTGTTTAGTTGTTGGAAGAAACGAGGATTTGGTAATGGTGGGTTTTACTCATTCATTGATTATACCAATCCAGTTGAGATTGAAGGGTATGATAATAAGGGATACAAGTTTACCTGTATCAAGGGAAGAAAGGTGGGGTTTCATAGACTAGTTGCTGAAACATTCATCCCTAATCCTCAACAACTGGGTGACATTGACCATCTTGATAGTGACAGACTCAACAACAATGTTGACAATTTAGAGTGGGTGACTGAATGGGAAAACAATCACAGAGCCCACTCAAAGTATCACACCCTGATAACACCAACTGGGGAGGAGGTTGTTGTACATAACCTCAACAAATACTGCCGAGATAATAACTTACACCATCAACACTTATACAGCAGAGGGAAGAGTAAGGGTTACTTACTGAAACGCCCCTGAGTCATATTGACGTGAGCAAATACGGGTCTGTCTATGAGTTTGAATGAACCAAGAGGAGAAGAGTAAACATAACCTTCACCGTCACATGGTTCCCAGTTTAGGTAAGCTTCTGGTGCGAGATATGTTATACAACCCTCCATAAACTGTTCTTTTAGAGAGACAACAAGTTGGAAAATGTTTACCAGGTGATTGTCACCCAGAACATCAAACAAAACCTCATCAGTCAACTCAACACCCTCACGAATGAGACCATTGATAGACTGTTTAGCCTGTGCCAGTTGTTTCTTATCAAGGAAAGAATACTCGTCCTTGTTGATAACGACTGGTTCGATGTTGACTGCAATACGGTCAACAATAGGTTGAACGAATTTGCAATTCTTAGTGGACACAAGATCATCGGTGAGAGGGTAAGGAACCATCTCAGGGAAGATGTTGCCCTCGTAGTAAGTATGAGGTGCTACGATGATGTCTTCCTTGACAACTTGTGGGAACTTGTAAACCAAAGTGTTTGGTTTGTAGATGTTACTACCACCGTGACCAATGAAGTCACCTTGGAACACACCTTCAGTCCTTGGAAGATACTTTAGACACTGACACAAAACATAAACGAGTGATATATACTTGTCACCCTGATAGTAAGTCAGAATGTCCAGTTCAGTATAACAAATCTTGATTTTCTTCTTGTTGAATACACTCTTGGTGCCGACGAAAAACTTACCATTGTTCGGGTCAGTTCCCCACACAATTGCGGGTGCTCCGTCAATCTTTTGTGATACCCAACCCCCACAGTCAGAGAGTGCATCTAGAACCCAAGTCTCACCACCTAAGATAAGATCTTCAGGATGTTCCAGGTGAGTGATAGGTTTCATGTTTGTGTTGGTCATCATACTATAGGGGCAATTTGGAGGTTACTAACAATATTATTCTACACCTTCATAATATCCAAGACAACGACTTGCTGCTAGGTTAGCATATAATGCCTTATCAAATGCCGTCAATTCTCTACGCTGTTCCTTTGCAACATATTCTAAAATATAATTCGTTCGTGCAACCCTATCTGTCATGAATATCTCACATCTATTATAAGTGGCAGAAATCAAGGTCTCATCACTTTCAGCAAAATCATAATCTATCCTATCAATTGGTGTATCATATGTTATGACTTTATTGGGTGCCACAATGATACCCAGACAGAAACCTAGAACACATAGAGTGATACCTTTGATTGGTTGGTTCATTTTACTTTTAGTTGTAACTTAAGGGACTTAAGAACTTGTTTACGTGCTTTGATAACACCTTTACAAGTTCCTTTTGTTTTCTTACTCTTACCAGAGTTCTTTTGCCAGTTGGGTGTTGTCATTTCGAGAAACCAGGACGTACAGAACATTGACTATTAAGAGCGTTTGCGATATTCACAGGACCAACTCCTTGTGCCACAGCGAATGCCTCAAGTTCAAGTTTGATGACATCACTATCACCACCATTCTTGGTGTAAGTGCTAACAATCCAGTTAATTTGACGTTGTGAGAGAATACCAGTATAGAACTCACGGAGTTGATCAGGACCATCAAATAGGACAGCTAGATGACCGTCACCAAGGTTACGATCTAAACAATCTTGGACCACATGATGTGCTTCATGACGTAGAGTGTCCAAGTCTTCATCAGTCCACTCAACCATCCTACCATTATTAACACGTGCTTTTTCTTGACAAACAACCAGAGTGCGTTGATATGGGTAATACAAACCCATCACATCTTTCTCACAATAACGAGCATCATTCACCAAAGTAATAACACCAATGTTGCTCAATGTGTCCCACAGTTGTTGATGTTCGTCGATGTTATTGTTGCCAGCCATGGCTCCAGTAGGAGACAGACTAACAACAGAAGCGACGAGTGCGGTGAGAAACTTTTTCATGGTGTTCTATCTATACAATAGGGGAACTTTGGAGGTTACTAACTTTGTACCTCTGTAAGGTCTTCCAGAAATAAGAACTCATAACCATTATCTTCTTCTGGGTCGATACCATCAACAACCCATTCATCATAGATGGCATTTGCTGTCAAACTGTCACCTATGGTGTGAAGAATGCGATTACGATTGAGGAAAGTGTTTGACATTTTATCAACACACTTTTTGTAGAGTTTCTTTTTCATTTGATTTTCTCCTTCATGTAACACATGTGGTCAAGTGCGTCTCCAATAGTGGAGCGAACGTACTCATCTTTGAATACAGCCAACTCGTACACTTTATAGAGTTCAGTGTACAATTCATCAAATTCAGTTTTTGTCATTTGGTGTTACGAGCGTGTTTGGCGAAATCAACAGAGTTCATGTAATATTTACCATTGTACCACACAACTTGCTTAGTAAAGATACAACAAACTTGACGGAGATGATAACTCATTGTTCTGAAAGTTGTTCAAAGTTGATGTGGTCACAACAGGAATCATCATCCTGTAAGTCTAACATATCTGTATCAGTGTGAGTGATAAGTTTGTCAAATAAAAAGTCAACAAGTTCTTTATCAGTCATGCTGAATAATCTCCAACAAGTTGAAAGTGACCTTCAAGGTTGTAATATCCAACCTCAGCATATCCGTACTCTTGTGCTAGATTGTAACACAAATCCCATGCACGATCTAGATCACCAAGACAATCAGTGTTCTCATATGGATCGGATGGACATTTGACAAGGTAGTGAATCATAATCAATCAGTGGTTACACAATAGGGGAACTTTGGAGGTTACTAACAATAATACCTAGAATGGTTGTGTATAAGATCTGTGTTGTTTTGGTGTTATAGTACCAGCATCTAAAAGGTTATCACAAACATTGCAGAACATTGACCACTTTTGGTCACGGTCTGGTGTATAATTATTTTCTACACATGTTTGTCTGATGACTTTTTTAATAGTGGATTTAGTGACTGCCATTAGAAGTTACAATGCCCATCAAGTTTGATAAGTGTTACAAGTGCAATGATGAATTGCAAATATGGTAACATTATTTCAATACGTTTTCTCATCAATAGTGTGCCTCTGAAGTATCAAGTTTGTCAGACCATTCTGCGATCTTATTGTAACATTTGGTGCGAGATTCTTCACTATCACCAAAGTCATTCAGAAATGCAAATGCATAACCAATTCGTGTCTCTGGTTGTGACAGAATACGCTCCAGTTCTTGTTTCTGTTTTTTCTTTTCTTCCTGTCGTTTCTGATAGTTTGCGTTGTAAGCAAACATTTCACGATCAACAAAAGATGTGGTGTAATACGGATGCATTTGCTTCTTTGTCAGTGCTTACACTAAAGGAGAACTTTGGAGGTTACTAACTTTATTCCTCCAACAGATACTTACGCATACCACGCAGTTCACGAACTGCTTCAACCATAGCAGATTGTGAATAACCTGTGGAGTATGGATAAGTCTTTTCAAGATCTCCACTATCATCAACACCACGACAGATGTTAATAGCCTTCAACAACCTTTCTTCAATAAAGTTGATTCGTTCTTGAAGCATCTCAGTTTTTTCCATGATTACACTATAAGGGAACTTTGGAGGTTACTAACTTTAACTGGTTTGTGTTTCTTGATATAGTTCCTTGCACTTTGTTCTGAACGACACAACTTCAGTTGCTCTCCATTGTATATCACAATGAACTGATTGCCATATGGTATAACACCATAATCCCCAGAGATAAAACCCTGGGGTGGCACAACTACATCCAGAATGTTACAGTTTATCTGTTTCATTTTCTTACAATAGACACAGCAGGTTGACCTTCATTGAACACAGTATCTACGACCGCCTGGACACTCCTGGCGGTACTGATTCCTACCTTGTCATAAACTGGGACCACAACCAATCCAAAGGTCTTCTCTGGACCTCCTAACCTTATCACACGTCCAATGCTTTGGGATAAACCAATGTAATCCATATTACGCATGAACAATACAGCCTCAAGACCGCTTACATTGATGCCCTCACTTAGGATGCTGTGATGCAATACAACGAACTTTTTGTCCTCTGTGCGTCCCCACTCGTTGAGAGTTTTGAAGAACTCGTCACGACCAACTTTCTTACCATCAATGACGCCGCCCGTCTTTGCGGTAATGTACATCACAGAGTATCCACGTTCTTGTAACTCAGTGGAGAAGTCAGACTCAGTAACTAGTTTGACAATTTGTTTAGTTGAACGGGCACAGATAAGAATCTTATTGAGTGAGTGTTCATCAATGGTCTCAATCAGATTCTCAGAATCTCTCTCTGCAATGTGTTGTTTGTCTTGAACCATCTCCAGTTGTTTGACAGCAACCTTAGGAGGGAGAATGTAACCCTCTTCAACGAGTTGAGGTGCAGGAACATTCACAATAACATTACCATAAACCTCAGCATCATTCATACCTGGTTTGAACACAGACAGAGAATGTTTAGGTGTGGCAGTGTAGAAGTAACAACGATTTGCCTCCTGTGAGTAATGTTCTACAGCAGGAAAGAAGTGACGTTGTACACTGTTATGTGCCTCATCAAAATGTATAGTATCAACCTTCACACCAGACTCAACAATACGATGCAGAGAGTGATAGGTAGTAAAGATAATACGATTACGCTTCCAAGTCTGTACTGCCCAGTCATAAATGTATCCTGGATTGGTAGTAGATTCGTGATTAGTTTCTCCACTATGAACATGAAGAACACGAACCATAGGATCAGTAATGATCTCTAGGAACTCGGAACATAGTTGATTCGCCAACAATATACGAGGAGCGACAACAACAACAGTCTTAGGAGTAGAACTCTTAAATTCTCTGTATGCATCGAATATCTGAATGAGCGTCTTTCCGCCACCCGTAGGAATTACGAGTTGACCTTTGTTATTATCTAGTAGGGCACCAACTGCGTCAAACTGGTGAGCTCTCAAAGTTGCAGTGAATGTCATAATATAGGTGGTTATATTATAGGGGAGGTTTGGAGGTTACTAACAATAATAGCAACCCCCATATTATCATTCTTCCAACGGTTTTCCAGCCTCAGATGGACCAGACCACACACGCCCTTCTTTATAAAGTTCCAGGACACGTTCTTTACGACGTGCACTCAGGACTTCATAGGCTTCTTGTTGTTCGGGAGTGAAGAAGAAGTTATTATCACGCCACATCTGGCGGAGTTCCTTCATACGTTGGAGAGTGGTAGGAGTGTCAGACATTTGAATAGTGTAGTTACAGTAATGTTTAAGTTTGAAGGTTACTAATAATAATATCAATCTACAGGAATGTCAACAAACTCAGGTTCACCATCTTGAAACTGTTTCATATCACGACAGGTCCAGACATTATGTTTCTGAGTCCACAGATAGTGATACTCTTCACCCATCTCCTTATCAGTACAATATTCCCTCAGAGTATTGACACGAGGAGGACAATCTTCACCACGTTCAGAATAGTATTGAGGACCATATTCTGCTTTCTTTTCAATCTTACCACCAGAATTGCGGAAGTATTCATCAGTCCAACAGACTGACATATCGCCACCATCAATCAACTCAGATACTTTCTCAGTTGTGTTGTAGTGTTCACAGAGAGTTTTACCCAACCAGGTGGGATAAGAGTCCCAGTGGTGATACGCAGAGAGGACATCTCCATTGGAGAGCTCAATGCCGATTCTGCCTCTTGTGGCCATTGTGTGTGTTGTATCTACACTATAAGGGAGCTTTGGAGGTTACTAACATTATAACCTACAACTTCTCAACTGCCACTATATCTTTATGCCGCTTTCTTTTTTTCAAATATATCTTAGAAAGATGCTGCTTACTATAACCATTCTCTTTGCACCAGTTAGTCAAACCACACCTTACTATCTGTCTGCCACCAGAGAATGTTATTCTCCACCATTGTGCTTGTCCATTACCTTCACCAGTTATTTTATTCTTTATTTCCTGTGGCATAGGAATGCCTTTATTAGGAGGAGGATGTCCCTTTCTACCTTTTAGTTTCTCACTTACTCTTCGCCTATATTCTTCTGTTTTCATATGATGCTTGGCACCAGAAATAGTGGGAGGCTGGTTACCCCCATCAGCAATATTCATCAAAATACCTGTGCCATCACATTTCTTACCAAACACTGCTATCATATATCTTTCATGCCTAAATGCCTCTTCTTCTGTAATATTCTGTTTTAGTATTATTATTCTACTTCTATCTTTGGGAGGTTTAGTATTCTTACCATACTTATAAAACATACGCATACCTTTACCCTTACCAATGTAGTAAGGGGTTCCATCTTCACGCAGGTAAGCGTATGTGTAAAACATATTCTTTTGGCAGGGGTATAGTATTTATAGTATAACACAGGGACTTACACTTGTCAAGCACCCCTGCCATACAAGATGCCCTGTGTGTTGGTGGGAGGTGAACCAGCCTCCCGTTTGGTTTAGTCACCCACACACAAGATGTGGGGGAGGTTCATTACTAGGGAACTTTAGAGGTAACTAACAATAATTACCAGGAACACCACTGTTCAACGATGCTGTAAACAGTGTTACCATTAAGAGTTCCATAGGTGGTGTACTCTTCAGTCACATTACAGTTGACAGCAATATCTTGCTGTCCACCGTTAACAATCAGGAGGTCAGTTCCACGAGGACCACCATCAACTGCCATCACATGATGACCATTGATGTAACCCTCAGAGGTAGGAACCTCACCAGCAACTGCGGGAGAGGCAATAGCCAAAGTAGAAACGAGAGCCAGAAGAACTTTTTTCATTGAATCAGATGATTACACTATAGGGGAGCTTTGGAGGTAACTAACTTTAATTGGGGACACATGTAGACCTAGTTTCACGTGCCCATTCACGATTACCTGCATCCATCTCATTGTAGTATGCAAATGTCATGTGGCGAGCAAGTCCTTGGTCTTTGTAGTCACCTTCCATGTAGGCTGAACAATAAGCCATAAACAGACCTACGTTCATACCTTCTTTGTAACCTTGAAGATACTCAGACTCTGCAAGTGCAGGAGTTGAGAACATTACACCACCAATAGTGGCGAGAAGTAGTTTCTTAATCATAAAATGCAGCCATTAAGGGAGTACGAGTGATGGGCATTGCTGATGCCCAACGTGTGTTGGATAGTTCTACCTCCTTACCAACTTGTTTGGCGTTGATAGGAGCATAAAACTTCTCTTTCTTAACATCATAGAAACCCCAACAACTCCTGGCGGTTTCACCATTCTTGTAGAGGAATTGATAATGATTCCTCACCCATATACGGGTGACGTTTCGCTTATAGTTCTCCTCATATTCGTAGGAGTAACCATCAGGAGGTGTAAAGGGTAGTTTCATCACTTAGAGAGACTCTGATACTCAATGTTTGCGGGTTCATTGAGTTCAACCTCAGGATTAGTGGCCTCAATGATCAAACCAAGTGTCATCAGTTGAACAACATTCAACACGATAGATGCAGGGATGCCAAGAATAAACCAAGGCGTCCACTTGCCTTGAACACCACGAATAGTGGCCCAAGATGCCAATGCACCTACAGGACCAGCGGTAAACAAACCAGCAGTTGCTGCAATACCTTGTTCAAAACCAGTGACGGTATTCCGAACCATCACACGCTCAGTGTTAGGAGTGATAGGGTCAGGAGTAGTGGTAGTCATAATAAAGGGTGAATACAATAATAAGGAACTTTAGAGGTAACTAACTTTAACTCAATCGTCAAAGGTAGCAATATATCCCTCTTCAATGAGAGCGCTGAGTGTACGTCCATAAGAACCTTGAAGCCATTTGTATGCTTCAGTCTCATAGATGTATTGAAAGAGACTCAGAGTATCATCAAAGTCAAGATTCCCATTTTCATAATCAATGAGTTGACTTTGGAAAGGTGAGAGGACCATAGGATTGAATCTTACACTATAGGAGAACTTTGGAGGTTACTAACAATAATATGCCCATATTATGGCATAAAAAAACCACCCCGTCAAGGGGTGGTGGACAGTTCACATTTCGGCCCAGGTGTAATACATCATGTCAGAGAACTGAGAAGTTTTCTCAGAGATGAACTTACGAAGTTGAGTGAGGTCTTCACCCAGTTTCTTCACCTCATACTGATGAATTGCCCAACGAGCTTTGATGTCCTCCATATAGTCAGAGACAGACAGGAGGGTTTCAGGACGGGTCATAAAGAACCAGTATCTTACACCATAGGGGAGCTTTGGGGGTTACTAACTTCAATCAATAGACTCTACGTTAATCCAACACCTATTAGTTTCATCACCTCTGAACAAGAATTGATTGACGTGACGTGTTGCCTTAGCTGTGTCCCAACCTGTCTTTTCTTTGACAAAGTTAATAGCTGCTGTCTTACTCTCAAACATTCTAATCTTCATGAGCTCATTCTCTTAGCAACTCTACCAAGTATCTTGGTTTTTGCCTTTCGGTCGGGGTTTTGTCCCGTCTCACGCTTATAACGGCTGACTTCTTGGTCTTTCATAATACCTTTCAACTTTGCCTCACCCTTACGTTGCTGAGACATTCTCTCACTTCTTGTAAGACCACTGGCCTTAGCAGGTTTATAATCAGGTGATACCTTCTTCTCTGTCTTTTTACTCAACAACTTGTTAGCTGTCTTTGATGCATCTTTACCACTTGTTTTCTTTACACCTGTCTCATGTGTGCTTCCACCCTTCTTGGCGGCTGCACGTTTCTTTGCTTCTTCTCTTCTTCTTGCCTTAATAGCATCAGCATAAGATTGTTTTACTTCTGCACTACCACGTTCCTTTTGTGGTTGTTGTTCTCTCTCACTTCTTGGTTTAGCCTTACCAATATCTTTTCTATCTTTATACTCTACAGGTGCAGTCTTACCACCACCAATTGCTTTCTTTCTTCTAATCTCAGGCTTACTCTTCTTCTTGGATGGATACATTCTACCACCCTCACCAGTCTTTCTTATCTGTGAACGACCTTGTACTTCAGGGTCATACACTTCATTTTGCATTTGGTCGCGTTCTTTCTTCATAGCCTTTCTTTCTTGGTTCTCTGAGCGTGAGAACTCATGTTCAACCTTACGCCAACTTCTCTTCTTATCTTTCATCTGACGACGAGATACTAAGTCATTATATCTGTTGCTAGTAATCTCAATGTCTTCAGAAAATTGCTCGAAACTTTTCATTATCGGACACATTTTTTTATTATTTATCAAGACCTTCTAACTCTGTCTCACATTGTTCCATCATAGCTGCAATGTCACCACCAACCTGTGATCCTTGTTCTTGTCCAAACATTGTAAGCCATCCACCAAGTATCCAACCAACGAACGGAATACTTGTGAATGCTGGTGCAACTGCAGCTCCTACACTAGCTCCCACTAGGGCACCTGAGCTCTCTCCACCACCTACCGCCTTGATACACTCTAATTGTCTTGCAGTCAACTTTCCCTCAGATACCTGTCCTCCGTTGATGGTATGTTGACGTGATGTTGTTGTGTTTGATGAACCACCAATACCAAACAATCCGTTGTTTCTTTCTGTATCAGTAGTTGTTGTTAAAACTTTAGGGTCATTACCATAATATTGTATTCTATATCCGTCTTTCCCTGCTTCAACTGTGTAAGATGTGTAATCTCCTACAGGAAGGTTAATGACTGGTAGTTGGTTTCTATTGACCAACATACCAATCATACCAATGTGTGATATACCTAAGATAATACCACAACCAGTGAGAACCCACTTCATTGTTCTGTATCAGATGAGTTATTTAGAACTCATAATTCTCAGAGATGAATTCAATGTCCTCACATTTGTCATCATAACCTACCCAATCTTCTGGGTCAGTTTCATACATGGCTTCAACAGCTTCATCAAAGAAGTCACTTGGTACTTCTTTGATTACATCTTTAGAGTCCATAAGTCACCAAACGTCGGGTGTTGACAGATCCTCTACATATGCCACTACCTTTTCATTTCCTTGAATATCAAGGACTTTTTCCCAATCTAAATTGTGTGGGTTGAAATCACCCTGCACATCCAATTCCAACGTAATTCTAAAACGTTGTTTCTGGGCCGCGAGATAGGCAACAGACATTAGAAGGACTCCTGAACGATTACCATAGTAGTATATAGGAGCCTTATTGAGAAATCAAGTATCTTGTGACACTTTTTATGGTGTCTAGGAGGATTTACCTCCGATAAAAACAGGTTTAGGCGTAGGTATTTAGTCGTTG